TTTCATTTTGATAGATTTGCAGTGGCGTTTGGTTTTCGTCTAGAAATTTCTGCCACTTTGGTAGTTCTAGCATTAATGGTTTTGCATCTGAAAGTGCCTGCCATTGTTCATCAAATGCTGCTAGTTCTTCATTCATGATTTCCAAATCACTAGCAAATGAACCACCAGCACCTAAACCATTAGGTGTGCTGGTATCCAATCGCTCTAATGCATTAGCTAAATTCTCTACTGCAGGTGCTGCAGCATTAGCACCATTTCCAATTGTTTCAATTCCATCTGACCATTCACCAACATTAAAAACAAATTCACCTGTTGAAACTACAATTTGCTTAAAAAAGTCTGCAACAGGGTTGTTTATTAAGTCTATATTGGTCCACCAGCTTATATTTTTTGCAGCCCTGCCTGCCTCTATACCAGCATCAATTAAAGCACTTGCAATTTCCTTCAAAACTGCCACCAATTCTTTAGCCAAATTCCCCATTGATGCAATCATATCTTCTGTTGATGTATCATCTGCAAAACTTTGAAAACTGCTGACAAAAATATTTAACTCTTCCATGATCATCTGTGCCACACTAGACGCAAAGGCACCAATTTTTTCAAACAGTGGTTGCAACTCTTCAATTTTAATGCTGATAGTCGTAAAGAAATCAGTGATAGTTTCACCCATGCTGACTAGGCCAAATCCTTTTAAAATGCCAGCTCCAATATTTTGGAAAAGCACTTCAATATTGTTGGTAACTCGTGACCATATACCAGAAAAGCTATTTGCAGACTGCTGTGCTGCTGCAATCATATTTGGCATGTTCGCTGCATCTGAAATGGCCTGTGTAGCCTCTGACACAGAAACCAAACCCTGTTGAACTCTGCGCTTAACTTCTGCTATGGAAACACCCATCCTTTGTGCCAATGCCTCAAACACTGGGATGCCTTCTTCAGCCAGTTTCCCAAGTGCGCCCATGGTTGCTCCACCTTCACTGGCCATGTCTGCAATTTTATCTGTGATTAATGCCAGGATCTTTTCAGGGTTTCCTAATGCAACCCCAAGCCTGTTAAAATTTCCTATTAGACCCTGCAAAGCTTCAGGGTTAAATTTTAAGGCTGCCAGTCTGGTTGCTGCCTCCCCTAGTGCTTGAAAGCTGGCAGAGGGTCCAGCTTTCATGATGGTTTGCAAGCCTTTAGCCAGATCGCTAAAACCTGTCATTGCTTTTAGTCTGTTATCCAATTCTTGAAATTTTGAACCGCTTTCAATAATTTTCGCACCAAGATCAACCACAGAACTGGCAATGTTTGAAACAAGACTAAACACCCCATCAAATAGTTTTGAAAATGCTGCTGTGAAAAACCCAATGCCCAGCATGTCTGTTAGTTTTAGTCCACCCTTTGCATCTTTCTTTTGCTGCTCCCCACCTGCTCTGCCTGCAGCCCTATCAATCTTTTGTTCCTGGGCTGCTAATTTTGCTTCTGCCTTTTCCAATGCTGACAATTCCTTGGCAAGTTTGGCTGTTGCGCCACTATCTATCATCATTTGCCTAGCCTGAATTTCCAGTTTTCTGTTGGCAATGTCGGTCTGGGCTGTAAGTGCTTTCTGGCTAGCTGCATTGATAATTGCAGTTTTTTGCAACTGATCCATGGCTGCCCACTGTTTAGCAGTGGCAGTGGTAACGCGATTGCTGGAATTGGATGTGCTGCCAAAAATGTTGGATAAATTGTTTGATTTTGATGCTGCTGCATCCAAAGCAGAAACAAATCCAGACAGGTCTGCTGTGACTGATAAACTGGCTCTGCCTAGACTTGTATCGGCCATTTATCAGCCCTTTTTTTTGCTCGCCATCCCTGCGATTGCGTGAAACATAGCAACTGGATCATGCTTTGCCTGTCGTTCACCCAGCCAGTCTGGGATGAAGTCTGTAACATCATGTTTGGTACTGGACACACAGGCAACCACAGTGTGCATTAACATGCCGAATAAATAATCCAGCCTGCTATCACCTATTGGCTCGATCCTTGAAAATGCAGCCCATTCCATCACTTCAGAATGAGACATTTCCCCAAGTTCTTCTACTGTCCGTCCTAGATGTTTGGCCAACCGAAACAAAAACAATCTGGAAGGACAGTTTCTTAGTTTTTTTCCGCTTCCTCTACAGCACCAGCACCAATTTTGTTCAGGTTCAAAATGGCATCAAAGATCTTTTCCAAACTGCTGGATGGCAATTTGTTTATTTCTGGCAAATCTGCCTCTGAAAATAACTGCTGCCCATCCTGATCACAAATGCCTTTAACCAGCATTTTGGCGCGCAGATTTTCAGGCAACTTTCCTTTGGTCTTGGCTGCATTAAATTCAGAGTCTATTTGATCTCTTTCCCCAACTGTCAGACCTCTGACCCACACAGACCCTTCCCATTCTGCCACTTGCACTTCTGCCCTTGGCAAACTGTTTTTCTTGGAAAGGATCTGGTTTCTATCTAACCCCATAAATTCTCCTAATTAATCTGGATAACAAAGCCCGCTGGCTTTAACAGTAAAACTGGCTTTAATAAGATCATCACCAGTGATTGAATCAATCTGCCTGCTGGTGACAAAACCAGTCACAGTGATAGTCAGTGCAGTTGGTGCAGGTAATGCCAGGACAAAATTGGATTCAGTTCTGGCCACAGCCAAGGCATTAATTGCATTCCAGCCTGCAGTGGTAAAATTGCACTGAAAACTAATTTCCCCTGGATCTTCCCACCCAGCTTGATAGGTGTGGGTGTGGTTTGTGGTGTTCAAATTAGTAGTCTGGATAGCTGTTATTTTTGAACTTGGTGGTGTAATGGAAATAACTTCTGCTATTTCAGATCCCGCTGTTAAAGTGACCCCATAACCTGTGCTTAATGTTGGTGCTGGCATTTCTAATTAGCCTCCAAAAAAGTCTGTGACCGATTCTGTGAAAGTGACCACCAGATCCACACTGGACTGGTGAATTCCAGTGTCTTTGGCACTCTCCAAATCCCACCCCACAGATTCACTATCGAATTTGCAGAGGTGGACAAATGTGGTGCCCCAATTTCCATGGAATCCGTCTGTGATTAATCTAACAGCCTCTATGATGTTTTCGCAAACTGTACGGCTTGAACCATAAACATCTATTTGAATTCTGGCAGTGCATACACCTACAGCCTTTTTTAATGTGATTTCACGGTCTGTTGATTGCTTGGAATAGATGATCAGTGGCAGGGCTGCTGTCTGTGGTGCTGCATCTGGAAATATTCTGGCACCAACCAGTGCAGTGATTGCACCTTCTGACTGCAAATAGGAAAAAAGTTCTGCTTCTATCATTATTTTTTCCCCTTTGGTTTGCCAAAACCTTCAATGATTTCAGCCATCTTTTCAGTAAATCTGGTGTAAATTTCCCCACCTACAGACTTCAGTGCTTCTGATAAAAATGGTTTGGCCTTTGCGCCTGGGTGCCTCCATGCCTTGAATCTGTCAGGCATGATTGGCCCAACAAATGTTTTTCTGCCCTCCATTTTTCGCGGCTTGACCGTGTGCGCCTTTGCGCCCTTCTCAACCAAATGTGCATACAAATAAGGCCTGCTTGGGGAACCTGATCTGGTGGTAAATATTTTTAACTTTGGCCCAACCAAACCCACCACTTTTTTGTTTTTGGCTCTTCCAAATTTTTTAGTTTTAATGCCTATGGACTTTCTTAAATTTCCTGTGGTGGCAGTCAGGTTTTTCTTATTTCTATTTTTCTTTTTTGGTGCCAGGGCTTTAACTTTTTCATGCAATGGTTTTAGCGCATATTTCATGGCACCTGCCAGTTTTCCATCTGCTTTTTTACCTGCTAGGTCTCTAAAAGTTTGAATTAAAGAATCCAATCCTTCTATGCTAACCTTACCATTTTGTATTAAGGTTGATTTGTCGAGTTTCCCCATTATAAAACCCTTTCAACACAGTCCACCTGCAGGGTTATACCTGCATCATTTGGGTTCAAAATGGAAAGAATATCAAATATCCTAGACCCTTTTTTCAATCTGTGCTTGTGGGTTAGATTCTCAAAATATCTAAATGTTATTCTGTGGGTTGTTTCTGGCCTAATCTGTGCTGCATAAAACTGTTCCCTGTCATTCAAAGGATTAATGCTGCACCATCTGACTTGGTTCGTAATCCAAGTTTTTCCCATCTGCCCAAATGCGTCCTGTGTTTCTGTTGCTGATTGGATTTCAATGCGTTCAGAAAGTGTGGATGATTTCATTAATGATACACCCCAGATGCAAACTGTTGAATGATTGATTGCACTGCCAGTGGTGCTTCACTTAATGAACCTGTGGTCACAGCTTCACGATTTTCAAACAGGTGACCAACATAAAATAGTATTCCACTTTTTAAAAGTTTTGGCACTGCTGATGGTGCCCATCCTGCAGTGTATGTGACCCAAACTGAATTTATTACTTCTGCTGTGTCAGGGAAAACACCATTTAAAACTGGTGTTATTCTGCTTGGATTGCTGACAATATCTTCCACCCAATCATCTAAGCTTTGGTCATCATTATTAGCATCTGTGTATTCGACATCAACAATTGAACTAACTGGTCCAAATGGCAGAAAAATGGTTTCTGGGAAACCATCCATACTTAATTGCAAGGTGGTTTGGGCTATTGTGATTTCACATGCCTTTTCAAACATCATTCTTGCGCTTGAAATGCACATTTGAATTAGTGCATCATCTTGGTTGCCGTCAACTCTTAGATGGTTTTTTGCTTCTTGCAGTGTTACTGGTTCCTGGGTGGGCTGTGTCAGAATTTGGACTGACCCTTGGATTATCATTTCTCACCTCAGGGCTGATTTTTGAAATGGTTTTTTCTGGTTGGGCAGGTGATGCTGGAATGGCATAACCAATCCGGCACCACTCAGCACCAACATCATCTGGGATTTCAACAACCTGTCCAGCCCTGAAACTTTTACCAAGGCCAGACAGGTTTTTTTGAATGATGACTAGCATTAGGATGCAGCCATTATCAAATATTTGACAGGATTATAGGTGGTTGCATTGGCTGTCAGCAACAACCCGCTTGACCTTGCAATGGC